ACGAAAGGTTATTTGAAGGGGCAAATTGGCAAGGTTACTAACACAATCAAATTTCCAAGGGAATTTTATATGGTTCAGCTTAAAGGGAGTATTCAGGAATATCTCTTTTTAAGAGGTGAATTACAGAAAGCGAGGTAACTCAAATGGCTATCCGAAAGAAAGCGGTATGGATAGCAAAATGTGACGGTCTATGTGGGAAAAGCATAACAGAAGATATTAACTTTATCTCGTTCTACTACAAATCCGACCTGATTGCAGAACTAAAAAGGCAGGGCTGGCATATAGAGAAATATGACAAGGTCTATTGTCCTTCTTGCTGGAAAAAAAGACAGAGGGCAAAGGCACAAGTGAAAAAGAACAGGAGAAGACTTTGACCCCTTATTATGACCAAAACAGAATAACGATATATCAGGGTGATGTATTGGAAGTTTTGGAGCAGTTGCCTGCTGAAAGCGTGGACACAATTGTTAGCTCCCCGCCCTATTATGCCTTGCGTGTATATGATGGAGCGGAAAAACAATGGCCTGATGGATGGTATGGACAGCTTGGCCTTGAACCTACGCCAGAATTGTATATTGAGCATATGCGTTTGATATTCAGAGCATTAAAGCGAGTGCTGAAACCCACAGGAACGCTTTGGTGGAATATAGGGGACACTTATGCAGGAGATAAAAAAGGGAAAACCGATAAAAAGGTTGCTGATTATGTTAAAGAAAGTCAGAAAGGTTTAATTAAGCAATCTCCTGAAAATTTGCCAGCAAAATGTCTTATGATGATACCCGAACGCACAGCCTTTATGGCGATTGAGGAAGGATTTACCTTACGAAACAAAATTATCTGGCATAAGAAAAACGCTATGCCCTCAAGCGTAAAAGACAGATTTACAACGGTTTATGAATTCGTTTATATGTTTGCAAAAAATAGAAAATACTATTTTGACCTTGATACTGTGAGAGTAGAACCAAGTTTTAAAGAAGTATGGGGTAGAAAAGGAGCAAGTCCAGGCACTCCTTATGAGCAGAATAATCCAAGAAAAAGATGGGAGATTACAAAGAAAGAAACCAAAATCCCTCAAGACCAAGCAGAAAACTTTGGAAGTCCGAGAGCAAGGTATTATAGAAAACAGGATAATATTCCTGGTAAGAATACCAATACCTATAAGGGATTTAATGAGAGATGGAAAAATAGAGGCAAAGCACAGGAGATATTAAAAGAAAGAGGATGTCAGCCAACCGGTATTGGACCAACTGGATTTGACCATAATTTGTTAAATAACCCAAAAGGCAAAAATCCGGGCGATGTCTGGACTATTGCCACCCAACCCTTCTCTGAAAGTCATTTCGCAACGTTCCCGCCCAAACTTGTAGAACCGATAATAAAATGTGGTTGTCCTGTAAATGGTATAGTCCTGGACCCTTTCGCTGGCGCAGGAACAACGGGACTTGTAGCAAGGAAATTAAACAGGCAAGCAATACTAATAGAAATATCTAAAAAGTATTGCGATATGATGATAAGGAGATTTAGACAGCAACATCTTGACCTATGAAAAACAGACCTTGCAGACGCTACACAGATACTTTGAGACACAAAATCTCTTATGTAGTTGCGATATTCTTACTTCTGACATACTTTGCTATGGCAACCATAAAAATATCGCCTCAAAACGAAAATATGAGCCTCAAGAGCAATAATAAACAGGAGATAGAGGCAATCATTTCAGAATTAGCTCCTCAATATGGCCTTGATCCTGAATTGGTAAAAGCGATAGTTCAGGTAGAAAGTCAGTGGAAAGCAACCGCAAGAAGCAAGAAGGGCGCAATAGGTCTTATGCAGGTTATGCCAGAAGTTTGCCAGTTGTATGTAAAACCCCTGAACTTGAGTGCAGAAGAGGCAAGAAAGTTGTTATATTTGGAAAGGTTCAATCTCCATATCGGAATGGCACACTTGAAGGCTTTGCAGGCAAGATGGGGTGATAAGGCATTGGACATATATTCTGGCGGTGCAAGGAATTATGTGAGCAAGATAAGATTGGCGATGAGGAAGGAGGAACGATGAAAAAACTGACAGATTGTGAGTGGAGGGTAATAATAGATTGTGAGAAAACAAAATGTTGGTGGTATGCATATACTTACGATAATTGTGATGTTGATATTGAGTGTTTAATGATGGAAGGTTATACTAAAACCAAATTAGGAACAAGGCGTAACTGGGAAGAGTTTGCAAAACTCAACGGGATAAAACATTGGAAATGGGCTTAAATGATATTGGAGGTGGAAAATGAATGACCGAGAATTGATTGAACTTGTAGCAACAATTTGGGTTAAAAACGGTGGAGATAGAGAAGGCTTTGAATGGCTACAAACTAAAATTGCACAGAAAATATCAGAATTTCAAATGGAGAATAATACTGATGAAAACCACTCGCCAGAAAGGAGAAGGTAATGCCTAAAATAAAAGTTGAAATTGAGTGGGATAAGCCAAATGAGAAAAACTGGCTTAACGAATTCAATATTGAAACTGCTTTAGCCGCATATTGCAGAAATACGAAATTTAAGGTTAGACAGATAAAATATAGAAATAAGCAAAAATCTAAATGAAATCAACACGTCAGAAAGGTAATTATTATCGCCTGAAGACCAAGCACTGGCTTGAAGCGCACGGGTGGACGGTGCAGGTATCGGAAAGAAAGAAGATAAATTACTTCAGGGATAGGAAAACTGGAGAGTTGAAGCAGTTTTATGCACCGATAGATTTATTCGGTGCTGACCTTGTAGCGATGAATGGACAAAATATTATATTCGTGCAAGTTAAAACAGGTAAGAAAAACATCGCACAGGCACGGGCGGAGTTCCTGTCGTATCCGTTCCCAAAATGCGTCTGGCGATGGATTGTTGCCTGGAAGCCCAAAGCAAGAGAGCCAGAGGTAGAGGAAATATAAATACTATGAGAAAAATGACCAAAGAGCATATAGCAAAGATACGGGCAGGACATAAAAAGGCAGATTTTTGCTATAAGTGCAAATACTATATGCATCCGATGAAATATGTTGATGGCAAACTGGTATGGGATGAGGACAGGATAAATGAAAAGCCCGAGCGTAACCAATCGGGATGGTGGTGCAATAACCCAAAAGCAAGAGATAAGCACGGTTTATTATATAATCACCAAGTTGATGGGGATGAGAAGCATTATTGTTGCGAAAAACGGGATAGAAATCCCTCATAAAACTTTACTACGATTAAAATTCAATCTTACAATTGCCGAAAAGGGGTCGGCAGGTATAAAACAATTTTAGGGGGATTAAATGGCAAAAGAGTTGACAAAACCCCAAACATTGGCTATAATAATATAAATGGCTAATCGTAAAAATCGCTACGTGATAAAAAATCAGGCACTATTTTTACAAGCATTCCGAGCAAAATGCGCTAATATAACCCAGGCCTGTGAAGCCGCTCATATTGATAGAAAAACCTATTACGAGTGGCGAAAGAAATATCCTGATTTTGACCAGAAGTGCGATGAGGTAGAAGCATCGCTTGTTGATATTGCAGAAAGCGCTTTATTAGAGAACATTAAAAAGGGCAAAGAAGCAAGTATATTCTTCTTCCTCTGCAACCGTGTGCCAGAAAAATGGCAGAGCATCCAGAAGGTGGAACATACGGGTAATGCTAATAATCCTTTGAGAATAGTTTATGAGCCAGTTGGAAAAAAGGGTTAAGGTTACCCGGATATATCAGGAGAACTACGCCAGCAAAAAACGATATGTCCTGAATATCGGTGGAGCAAGGTCAAGCAAATCTTATTCCCTCTGTCAACTCTTCATTCAAAAACTATTCAACGAATCCAACAAAAAAATCCTTATTACTCGCAAAACTATGCCGGCATTGCGTTTAACAGCATACAGGGTTATCTGCGACTTGCTTAAGGAATATGGGCTTTATGACAAAGTATCACACAACAAAACAGCAAATACGATTGAATATGGCACAAATTTAATGGTGTTTTTGTCTGTTGACGACCCGAAGAAGATACGGTCTACCGAATGGAACTATGTCTGGATGGAAGAGGCAAATGAGTTTACCTGGGAAGATTTTCTCATACTAAAAGAGCGCCTGTCTGGCAAAACCAAAAAAGACCAGCCAAATCAATTATTTGTGTCACTTAACCCGTCTAACGAACATTGCTTTATTAATCAAAAGATAATAATGAATCCTGGCTTTTCAGGAACATATCAGATAATACACTCAACCTATAAGGATAATCCATTTCTGGATAAAGAGTATATTAACGATTTAGAGGGGCTAAAAGAAATTGACCCCAACCACTGGCGAATATACGGGCTTGGTAAGTGGGGTGTTATTCGCAATGTGATATATCAGCCATTCTTAATGGACGGATGGCGAGATAACTTCCAGGATACTTATTACGGGCTGGATTTTGGGTATAATAACCCTTCGGCTCTGATAGAGATTAACGAATATGATGATGAACCCTGGGTCAGGGAAAAATTATATCAGCGGTATCTAACCAATACCGATTTGATAGAGAGATTAAAACAATTAATTCCGCAAGACCTGCGATATCTTCCGATATATGCTGATAGTGCAGAACCAGCAAGGATAGAGGAGATAAGAAGTGCAGGTTTTAATATTATCCCCGCAGAAAAAAGCGTCAAGGATGGCATTGATTATGTCAGGCGCTTAAAAATCCATTCCTGTCCTGAAAATGTGAATTTGCATAAAGAGCGGGCAAGTTACAAATATCGTGAGGATAAAAATGGCCATACGATTGATGAGCCAGTAAAATTCAATGACCACTTGATGGATGCAATGCGTTATGCACTTTATACACATTTCAAGAAATCAAAATCTGGTGTTGATTTTAAGGAAATAAGCCAGACGCTTGAGGATATGCCAGATACCGTAACAGCACAACAGGACTGGTGATGGATTGGCGAGATGCACTTATTGCAAGAGCAGAGAAAATAATACAAAAAGGCGAAGGTAAATTGACATTTACCGCACACAACGAAAAAGGATTTGTTGAGTGGAAGATAGAGGGCGGAGAGACTGAAAGAGGGAAGACCCCTTGACAAAATCCTTAAAATTGGCTATAATATTCTAAAATAGAATTTTTGAATCGCTGATTTTCTTATGAGTAGGCGATTGTTAGTGTCTCTTGTTTGAGGCATTGGCAATCGCCTTTTTTTATGGAGGTGAAAAATACCTACATTCGTTGAAAGGGTAAAAGCATTCATAAATCCACCGCCAAAAAAACCTGCACTTGGGGAAATTTCTGCCTACCAGAGCCAATATTACGCAAAATCTCAAATAGCACCGTATAATCCAGATGAACTATATCAAAAGAAGGGCGGTCTGGATATTTATGAGAAGATGATGACTGATGACCAGGTCAAAGCAGTCATCACTATGAAAAAGCACGCTGTTTTGTCAACTGGCTGGTCAATAGAAAATATTGGCAAAGAAAAAAGAGACCAGGAGATTAGAGATTTCGTAAATTATTGCCTGACGGAAGGAATGTTGGGAAGTTTCAGGAAGACATTACTTGATATACTTAGTGCATTGGTATATGGCTTCAGCGTTACAGAGAAGGTTTATCAAATCTTTTCAAGCGGTCCGTTCAAGGGTAAAGCAGGATTAAAATATCTAAAAACAAGACCCCCGCATTCTTTTAGATTTGAGACCGACAAGCACGGTAATCTAAAGGCACTTGTCCAGTTGACCAATGAAGGCGACCTCACGCTACCACCGGAAAAGTTTATCATCTATTCCTATAACGCAGAATTTGGTAACTGGTATGGCACATCAGATTTGAGGGCTGCATATCGCTCATTTTTTTCAAAGGACCTCATAATCCGGTTCTGGAATATCTATTTGGAAAGATTTGGTATGCCATTGACTGTGGGAAAATATCCGCCGGGTGCTTCTAAAGACGAAAAAGAGAAATTAAAGACGGTTCTAAAGAATATTCAGGCAAAGACATCTATGACTATACCCGAAGGCTTTGTGGTAGAGTTGCTTGAGGCAGCAAGACGAGGTGATGCTGGATATAACCTTGCGGTGGAGAAGCACAACATAATGATAGCAAGAGCAGTTTTGTTGCCTGATTTGCTCGGCTATTCAGAGACAAAAGGTGGCGCATATAATTTAGGTGAGAAGCATTTTGATTTGTTCTTATGGATTTTAGAGAACCTGCGCAAAGATATTGAGGAGACAGTAATTGACGAGCAGTTAATCAAGCCTCTGGTCAATGACAATTACCCGGATGTTGAGTATTACCCGAAATTCAAGTTTAACCCGCTTACTGCAGAGGATAAAGAGGCGCTGTTGAAAGTATTCATTAGTGCGGTAGAAAAGGGCGTTGTCTTGCCTACGAAAGAAGATGACGAATACATACGACAGACAACAGGATTTCCTAAAAGGGCGCAACAGCAGAATGAAAGTCAGGTAAAGCTAAAAGAGTATAAGGCAGAATTAAAAAGAAAGCCGAATAAGTATGAAGAAAAATGTAATTTCTATGCAATTAAGAGAAGCTTGGATGAGGTTGAGGGCGAGTTTGTCAAAGACGGACAGAAGATAATACAAAAAATGCTTGACGACCTGACATCTGCAATTTACCGCAGAAAAATAATTCAGGATAAAAATATTAAAGAGATAGAGAAGCTTGATTTGAAGTTCCTGGGAGACCTGCGGTTGCTTTTCAAGGCTGGTCTAAAGCAGGTATATAAACTTGGCGAAAAACACGCCAGAGCAGAAGTCAAAGGCAGGAAATATCAGGAAGTTATAGAGGCTTTACCGCCAAAAGAGGCGCTGGAGTTTTTTGAGAGAAAAGCGTTCTGGATTGCAGGAGTGGAAAAAGAATATATCCTCAAAAAAGCCAAAGCAATACTTTATCAGGGATTAGAATCAGGAAAAACGCTAAAGCAGGTGATGTTTGAGTTAGAAGGGATTCTGGGAGAATATCTTGGCATATCGCCAACAGGAGAGAAAGGCGTTACGTCAAGGCTGGAAACTATTGTCAGGACTAATTTTACGAGTGCATATAACGTAGGGCGCAAAAATGTGTTTCAGGAAGAAGATTTTGTGGAAGCTGTAATGTATTCTGCAATTATTGACGAGAGAACCACAGATTTTTGTGCAGCGCAGGACGGTAGGATTTACAGAAAAAACGACACTTACCTGGATAGTATTTGTCCGCCTAACCACTATAACTGCAGGAGTGTTCTTGTCCCCGTTACTGCAGATGAGGAATATAAAATTGATAAGCATCTGGCAATAGAGCCAGCAGAAGGATTTCATTAAGGAGGGATATTATGCCGCAGCCAGAAGAAAAAGAGAATGAGATTTGGGTAAGGGTTAAAGACCCGGGATTATTTCAAAAAGATTCTTTCAGACGAATAGCACTTGACCAGGCAAAAGGAATTTCTGCTGTTGTTGGAAAACTCAAAGGCGAGAATAAAACTACCATTCAGGCACTACGATTTGATAAAGCAAAGGGATGGACTATTTCAAAAGCGGTTGCCTGGAGAGATGCGCATAAATTTGAGACAAATAAGTTCTTTGGTGATTCTGGTGAAGTTAATTTAGATGAGTTATATGAGCAGGGCGAGATATTTGAATATGCAGATACCTACAACATTGAAGATAAGGAGATTTTTGCAACAGGAACGTGGAAAGGCGACAAATACACGACCAAAGACCTGGATGATATGGTTGAGGCGTTTAACGCTATGAGAGACCATCACGATGTTCCGTTGAAGCTGGGACACGACGAGCATCAGAAGCTACTGCAAAAAGACGGTTATCCTGCTGCTGGCTGGCTAACCAAACTAAAAAGAGTGGGACAAAAGTTGGTGGCAAGTTTTGCTAAAGTGCCACGAGTGATTAAAGATTTGATTGATAGAGGAGCATATAGACACGTATCAAGTGAGATATACTGGAATTACAAAGACCCAAAAACTGGGAGGCTTTTCAGACGAGCATTGGTAGGCGTGGCACTTTTGGGTGCAGACAGACCTGCAGTAGCAGGGCTAAAAGCGTGGGATAAACTATATAGCGAATCACACACTTATTCAATGGATATTGACGAGCAGGGACGCATAACATACGAGCAATTTGTATGTGAGTGTCTAAAATGCGGATATAAAATGAGAACTGACCAGCATTGCGACACTCTGGAATGTCCGAAATGTGGTGGACCAATGAGGAGAGCAGAGAGACCTGGCCCAGGGAAAATGGAGGATGATATGACTAAGTTTGCAGAGTGGGACACAAAGTATATTAACGATTTGCCAGATTCAAGCTTTGCATTTATCTCACCTGGCGGTGAAAAGGACGAAGAAGGAAAAACTACTCCTCGTGCATTGCGGCATTTACCATACAAAGACAAAAATGGCAAGATTGACTTGCCACATTTGCGCAATGCGCTGGCAAGATTGCCACAAACGAACTTATCGCCTGCCGAAAAAGCAAAGGCAAGGGCAGTATTGGTAAGAGCCGCAAAATCAGTTGGCGTAGGTGATTATGACCAGGACGAGTATGCAGAGCTTCAAAAAAAAGTAAAGGAGGTGGAGAAAGAAATGGAACTGGAAGAAAAGGTAAAACAGCTGGAAGCAAAGGTTAAAGAGATGACTGATGAGCTGGACAAGACCAAGAAATTGCTGGCGGAGAAGGAACAGCAGCTACAGAAGATAAACGCCGAAAAGAAAAAGCAAGAATTTGCTTCATTCCTGGACAAAGCTATTGAGGAAGGCAAGATCTTCCCTGCTCAGAAAGCACACCTGCTGGCAATGATGGAATCCGCTGATGGCGGAAAAAAGGTCAAGTTCAGTGCAACAGGAAAAGCTGAAGATGAAGTTGAGACAACGCAAGTTGACATCATCAAGCAGTATATTGAGCATCTACCGAAACTCTCTCATCTTGTTGAGTTGAGCGAAGACGGAACACCGAAACAGAAAAAACAATATGTAGATGACGAAACAGGGTCAGCAAAGAGCAAGGAGCTTAACGACCTTGCAGAAGAAAGAGCGAAGGATAAGAAGATTACTTATACCGAAGCGCTGAAAGAAGTGTCTCGGGAACATCCAGAGCTTGTTGAGACGACCGAAGAAGAATAATAAAGGGAGGTGATTACTAATGTCAGTAGGTAGAGCAATGTTAACGCCTCATCCTGCCAGTTTTGTTGCAGGAGAGGATTTAAGCGATTATCAATACCATTTTGTTTATCTGACCGATGACAATGAGGTAAAACACGCTGGGGCGAATAAGAAAACGGTCGGCATATTGCTGAATGCGCCTGAAGAAGGTGAAACCGCAAGCGTGGCCTTGGTTGGTCAGATTGCAAAATTGAAAATAAGCGAAACTGTTGCTGTTACAAAACTCCTGACTTCAACATCTGGAAGTGAAGGTGAAGTAGTAGATGCCGCAGGAGAGTGGGCAGGTGCTATGGCACTTCAGGCAGGAGTAGAAGACGACATAATTGAAGTATTGGTAACAGCGTTCACAGCGCACGCAAGTGACGCTTCATAAAATGTGAAGGAGGTGATAAACAATGGGAAACAAGCGTGGTGACATCCACATAGATGTAGCATTAACCAATGTAGCTGTTCAATACAAAAATGATGCGTTTATTGCCGATAAAATACTAAGACCTGTTCCTGTAACAAAACAGAGTGACAAGTATTTTATTTTTGGTAAAGAGGCATTCAGGATATATGATGACCTTCGTGCCAATGGCGCAGAGGCAAAAGAAGTTGTATCGTGGTCAGTTAGCACCAGCAATTACTATTGTGATAAGCGAGCGTTAAAAGACATCGTAACTGATGATGACAGGGCTAATGCTGATGCTCCAATAGACCCCGATGTTGAAACCACAGAGGCTCTTACAAGAATGCGTTTATTGCGCAGAGAGTATGATGTGGCAACTTATCTATTTAATACGTCAACTTTTTCTGGAAAGACGCAAGCTCTGACTGGAACTGACAGGTGGGATGACTATACTAATTCCTCACCGATTGAGGATGTTGAGGACGCAAAAGGGACAGTCCACGACGCAATTGGTATGGAACCCAATACTGTCGTGCTTGGCTATGATGTTTTCAAAAAACTGAAACATCACCCAAGAATTTTAGAGCGTATCAAATACACCCAGAAAGGTGTGTTAACGCCGGCACTGCTTGCAGATGTTTTTGACGTTGAGCAGGTGCTGGTTGGTGGGGGACTAAGAGAAGGCTCAGTTGAAGGGCAGACCTCATCACTCACCAAACTGTGGGGCAAATATGCATTGATTGCGTATGTTTCAATGGCTGGTAAACCGACATTGAAAACTCCTGCACTCGGTTATATCCCGACCTGGAAAATCTACGGAACAAAGACCTACAAGGTCAAAAAGTATCGTGTAGAGGCAAGGGAAGGAGATATGATTGAAGTGGAGAGCGCATACGATGTATTGGGAACCTGTCTTGACGCAGGATACCTTTACTCCACAGTAATATCATAGTTTACTCCTCTGCTGGGAGAGGCGTTTTGCGGTGTCCGCCCGAATAACCGCATTCAAAATCTAAAAAGGAGGAAAAAGATGAAAAGAACAGCGATATTGCTGGTCTTACTGGTTGTAGCCACAACCGTTGTATTTGCAGGTTCTCAATCAAAAATGTGGTGGCTGCACGGTTTGCCTGTTGATGGCAATCTTTATTTAGATGATAACAGATACATCGCAGGAGACAGCACAAATTATGAGATTGATGTTTCTACTGGTCTAAATGTTGACGGAGCAGTTATCAAAAAAGTAGAGACAATCTCAAGCTCAACAACGCTGACAGCAACAAGTGCGGACTGGCAGATATTTGACGCAACAGCGGGAACATATACTGTCACTTTGCCTTCAACTGCAACAGTTCAGGGAAAAGTATTTTACTTCAAAGATATAACATCTGCAAATCACGTGTTATATCTTGACCCTGCTGGTTCACAGACAATTGACGGTGCAACTCATAATAACGAAGTTGATGCACAATACGATTGCCTTGGTATCGTAAGTGTTGCTGGTGAGGGCTGGGTAATTATAGAGCGCAGAATACAATAAAAAGTAAAGGAGTTGCGAATGAAAAACATTATCGCAATAAGCATTGGTTTGCTTTGCGTGATGTCGTTTGTGTTGGTAACGTTTGGTGCAACGCCGCAGGTTCTGGTTAATCCGTGTATATACACCAGTTCATTTACACTAACAGATGACAGTCAAGCGATAATTGATGATGTTACGTGGTTACACGCAGTTGTCGTCTCAAGTGCATCTGCTGGAGGATACATACAACTTTATGACAGAGAAGGCGCAACACCAACGACAAGTTTAATTGGCGTAGTTGACCTGGGAACACTAAACACATATTTGTTTGATTGCGTCGTGTCGTCTGGCTTAACCTACAACACAAGCGGAAACGCAGGCGGAGTAACAATACTATATCGCTAAGAGGAGAGGCAATGAAAATGTATCGTGTCTTGGCGAATTTTGTTGAAGATGGTAAACTCTATGAACAGGGTAAATTCATCAACAGCGAAAGGACAAAACTAAGTGCTGAGGCGATTGAAGAACGTCTGCGGTGGGAGTTTTTGTGGGAAGTGCCACAAAGCGAAATTGCAAATATTGACCAGTCAAAAGTAATAAAGATAAAGGGGCGTCCACGTGGCAAGTGAAAATCAATACGCAACTGCTGCTGAGATAAAAGAGATGATTCTGGGCATTGAGGATAACGCACCGTATAACGATGATACCAAAATAGAGAGCAAAATAACGGATGCGGAAAGAGTAATAAACAATGCCTTAATCTCAAGATATGCAGTTCCGTTTTCAAGTGACAATGTTCCACCGCTTATCAATCAACTGACAAAAGAACTTGCAAGTTATTATATCCTGCGCACGATTTACACTCGTGATAATGTTGAAAAAAGCGAATGGGTGCAGGAATATAAAACTAATGTGGACAAACAGCTTCAAGACCTGGTAACACGAAAAATAAACCTGATTGACGCAAATGGTGACCTGGTAGGTGAAAGCGAAGCGTCTGTGGAAAGCAATACCGAAGATTATACTCCTACATTTGACGTTGATGAGCCAGAAAACTGGAAGCAGGATGAGGACAAGTTAGACGATATTTCAGATGCGAGGGACTGATGAGTTTTGCTATTAAATTTGCCGGCATTGCCGCTTTTGACAAAGGGATGAAGGAAATTAGAAAAGCAATTGAAAAACCCTATAAAGCATATCGGCAAATTCAGTTCATTATGCTAAGGGATATAGACCAGCACTTTCGTGACCAGGCAGGACCAACTGGCAAATGGGATAAGCTGAAACCTAGGACGCTAAAAAGGCGGCGTAAAGGTGGTGCTGGTGCAAAAATACTTCAGGACACAGGAAGATTAAAGCAAAGCATTAGAACAAGGGTCACAGCAAGAGATGTTGCAATAGGGACGAACCTGCGTTATGCTGCTACTCATCAGTTCGGAGATAGAAAACGAAATATCCCACAACGACAATTCTTGTGGTTTTCAAGAAGCGCACAGCAAAGAGCATTAGATAGATTTGTTGCATTGCTAAGAGGGCAATTATGAGTTTGGATAATCCTGCAATTGCGTATAAAACAATAAGGGATGCAATAATTACGCTGCTACGTAATAATAAATCTACGTTAAATGAAGGTTTAACGAGTGGTAAAACTTTTACCAAAGACGAGCAGATAAAGGCAGGTAATCCTTTTACGACGCCAGTTGCAGCGAACGAATATCCCGTTATTCTCGTAAAGATTATCTCAAAAGAGGAAGATTTTCACGGGCTTGGCGGTGGTGGCAGAAAACTGGCAACTATTACATACAGGATTTTTGCAATGGTTAGAATTTTTCAGAAAAGTCAGGATGATGATGACGAGGTAATGAAATTAACGGAGAATATTGAGGAAGTGTTTAGAGATAACATAGACATAAACGGTAACGTTTTATATAGCAATCCATCGGCAGTTGACTTTTTTGCAGGCGCAGAAGGGTCAACATATGTGTCGGTGGCTTCAATAGATTTACAATGTAATGTGGAGGTGAGTTAATGAAAAAAGTTGAATTCACAGGTGGCGATAAAATAAAACTGGTCTTGCCTGATGGGCAATCTCGTAAAGTTGTGCCAGGGATGAAGTTAGATGTTCCTGATGAGTATGCGGAAAATCTAACGATTAGCGGAAATTTCAGGTTAGTAACTACAAAACCAAAAGTTACTATATCTCCAATTTCAAAAAAGAAAAAAAGTAAAAGGAGGTAAAAAATGTCACTTGCATTAGGTTTCAAAGGTGGAATTCTCGGGATTGGTGAAGAATCAACATACGGGACAGCTGTAACAAGGGACAAGTTCATTGAGATAACAAGCGATGGGCTGACTGTTGAAGAAGAAAGAGTTGAATCCGCAACGCTAAATGCTCTTTATCACGATGAAGATAATGTCAAAAGAGGTAGCATCTCGGTCAATGGAGACATAGAGTGTGAGATGAGATATAGCGGAATGGAAAAATTGCTCAAACACGCTCTTGGGACTGTAAGCACAGCAGAACAGACAAGTTTTGAGGTAACATCATCTAACAAATACATTGATTTTAAGGAAGACGGGGGGTCAGAACAAAGTTGTTCGGTTGCAGAAAGCACATATAAGATGGGGACAAGTAGTAGCGAAGATGATACTCTGTGCAAGGCAATTAAAACAGCACTTGAAGACACAGGAAGTGGAACATACACCGTCAGTTATTCTACTACCACGAAGAAAATTACAATCGCTGTAAGTGGTGCTGTAAGTGCTGTTCAGTTCTTATGGAAAACAGGAACACACGGAAGCGACAACACTGATGACCATATTGGAACGCTAATCGGCTTTGACGATAGTTCAGATACCAGCTCCAGTAGCTCTCTCACTGGAGACAATACCCTGACGTGTGTCTATAAGCATACTTTTAGCATTGACGATGATTTACCGACAGGATTGTCGCTTGAAGTAGACAGAGATATTAAGGGATTTCTTGTGGAAGGCGCAAAGATAAACACGCTTTCAATGTCTGCAGAAGTTAATGCACTCCTCAAAGCAACTTTTGGCATAATTGGTGAGGAAATGACAGCTTGCGATGTAACATCAGCAACCCTGCCAACTGCACCGTTAATATCGTTTGAAGATATTGCAGTTACCTATGATGGTGGGAGCAAGGATGTCAAAAGCATTGAATGGACACTAAATAATAATCTAAAAACTGACAGATACTATTTGAACTCCAGACAGATTAAAGAGCCAGAAAGGTCTGCCAAGTTAGAAGTGACAGGAACGCTGACAATTGATTTTGATGGCACGACCGAATATGATGATTTCCGTGCTGCCTCGTCAAAGGCAATAGTAGCAACAGCGACTGGCTCAACCATAAAGGGAAGTCATACATACAAGATGACAATAACTTTCGGTCAGGTTAAGCTAACAGGTGGTGTTCCGCAGATAGCAGATGCGGGAATAATCCCGCTTGAGCTACCTTTCAAGGCATATGCCGCTGATAGTAACGACAGGGAAGTAACGATTGAGTTAATAAATACTCTTGCAAGCGTGTAAGGAGGTAAACTATGGGCAATGATAACGAACCTATTAGCCCGGCAGAATACTTAAAACAGACAAGTGCAAAAAAGATTGTCAGGCTGAAGTCTGGCAGAGTATTTGAGATAAAAAAGATTAGGGTCAGGGATTATGTGACAGAGGCAAATATCCCGATTCTAACAACTGACCAGGCAAAACTAAAAGACGAAGAAAAGGGTCGCCAGTTATGGGATAAGATGAAACCAGAAGAAAGGCGAGCAATGAAAACTGCAAACGACCTTGCATTGGTAAAGGGGGTAATAAAACCACCGCTAACAAATACTGGCGAGCCAGGCAAGCTAAATGTAGACGACCTGGAAGATAATGACTATTATGAGCTTTTAGATGAAATAATGGGTTATTCTTTTGGCAGGGAGGGCGAGAATATTGCGCCCTTTCGTCAACAGTGAATTGCCAATACTGTTAGACACAATGGCGAAGCGTTATCATTGCCTACCGAGCAAGTTAATTGACCTGGATTTAGGACAGTTCCAAGTCAATTTTTTGTGTATGGAAGCAGGTATTAGAGAAGAAAACAGACAAATAAAGAGAATAAGGACAAAATATGGCAGATAGAAACTTCTTAATCCAGATAACATTACGTGCAAAAGATGCTGCAACAAGACAGTTAAGAGGACTGTCTGGTTGGCTTGAGCGTAACAGAGCGCAATTCAGGGCATTAGGTATTGCTGCAGGCGCTATGGGTGCTGCAGCGGTGTATGGTGCAAAGAAAGCAGTTGACGCTGCAAATGTTCAGCATCTGGCAGAGGCACGCCTTGCCGCTGTGATGAAAAACCTGCAGGATGCAACTGCAGAGGAGATAGAAGAATTAAAGAAATTCGCAGCAGCACAACAGCAGGTAACTACGTGGGGCGATGAGCAAATATTATCTGGACAGGCACAACTTGCGACTTTCAATTTAACTACAGAGCAATTAAAACTTCTTACTCCTGCTATGCTTGATATGGCTTCTGCAAGTGAGAAGGCAACTGGACAGCAGGTAGCGCTTGAGGATATCGCAAAGGCGATGGGAAGGGCACTTGACGGTGGAGCAGGAGCATTAACAAGATATGGTGTTACGATTGACGATGTTACAAGAAAGCAATTCAATCAAGCAACCAGAGCAGAGAGAGTTTTATTACTCCAAAAATTACTTAACTCAAATTATGGCGGTGTAGCGCAATCAGTTGCAAAAACTTACGCTGGCAGAGTAAGGCAGTTAAGAAATGAATTTGGCGACCTGATGGAGAGAATAGGGAATAAACTTATCCCTGTTATGGAAGTTTTAGTCAATGCTATACGGACATATGTTGTTCCTATGCTCAGTAATTGGATGGACAAGACAGAAGGCGTAGGCAAAACAGCGGAAAATGTAGGAAGGTTTTTCAAAGTTTTTGGCAACATTGTTTTGTCGGTAGGGACTGCGTTTAAGGTTGTTGGGCAAGCAATAGGAGATTTTGCTGCAATGATTGTAGCAGTTGTCTCCGGACAATGGAAACTCATTCCTAAACTGGCAAGAACAATGAAAACGGAATGGCAAAGCTCCATAGAGAGTGTAAAACAATCATTTAACAGGTTCAATCAATTAAGTTTTGAAACTGTTGCAAAAACTGAACAGGCAATAACCGATGAGAAAGCAAAGCATATTAACTTGCGCAATCAGCAATTACAGGAAGCTTTAGCTGCAGAGCAGGAACAGCAAGCCCAGCGAGCCGAAAACTCTAAAATGCTTCAGCAGCAGGTTACTGATTGGATTATACAGAAAAATCACGAGCAGACAGAAGCAATCCGTGAGGCAGACGAAAAAAGAATGTTAATGGCAGAGCATTACGCAGAAGTCATTACTGGTGCTGCACAGAAAATCGGAGAGGTTGAGAATCTAACGTGGAAATCAGGGACAAAAGCGTTTAAGGAATATCTAAAACAGCAATTAAAAGCATACGTGCTTCAAAAAACACAAGAATTGATAGCGACAAAAATTACAGCACTTGCAAAAGCGATAGCAAACTCTACTTTGACGTGGGGTGCGGCTGCCTGGCAGATAGGTTCAATAATTGCAACTTTTGGCGGTGCAATTGCTTCACTTCAGGCAATTAAATCATTTGACCAGGGCGGTGTAGTTCCTGGTCCGCCTGGCAAACCAGTTTTAGTCCAGGCGTTGGGCGGTGAGAGATTTTTAGGCAGGCAAAGCATTGGAATGGGTAATGTTTATGTCAGCGTTCACGCAGGAACAATCGTTGGTGATAGAGGAATAAATCAGTTTGCCGATATTGTCGGAGATAGTATTGTCCGTAAACTCAAACTTGAAAGGAATATTTAAGTGGCATACTACTACACGGTAATAACACAGGATAGTCAGCCAGATGTCACAAGAGAAGGCACAATCTGGATAGCACCAAGCATTGGTCAGGCAAGTATTTGCATTTCAGGACAATGGATACCATTTGCGGCAAGCGAGCCATTTTCTGCAAGAGATGAAGTCAGATGGACAAGCGTAACTGTTCAGGATAGCGAACCGTCAGGCAAGACACCAGGCGATATCTGGATTTCTGAAAGCATAAGACAGGCAAGTATATTGTTGGCAAGTTTTATTCCTTTTGGTGGAGCGTAATTATGGCAACGATGTTTAACATATCAGAAAAAGAACCGACGAATAAAACAACAGGGATGGGATGGCTCAAACCGTCAATTGGACAGGCATTTGTCTATGTTTGTGATACCTGGATACCTTTTGCTGGCGGACAGGCACAAACATTATATTATCCTCTAACAATCTTTATCAGAGGAGTAAATAGAACTTTAGATATTGACAACAATACCTTCCAGAAAACAGATAATCTAACATCAGAGATAGATACCTGCTCCTTTACCCTTACTGGTGCAAAGCCAACTCCGGGTGAGGAAGTGATAGTATTTCAAAAATCTTCTCAAAGCGATAGTGAGCCAGAAAAGATATTCGGCGGTGAGATTATATCGTGTCCACAGATAGAAATTGCACCTGGAGCAGGGAAATTTGAATATCAGGTTGAATGCGCTGACTATTCACGACGCCTCAAAAAGCGTCTTGCCACAGAAAGTTATACCGACAAAACTTGCAAATACATAATTGATGATTTGATTGACACATACCAGCCAGAGTTTACGACAAACAATGTCCAGACAGGCGATACGATAGATTATATCTCATTTGACCACAAAGATATTTTTGCCTGTATTGAAGAAATAGCAAAGTTAACAGGATATGACTGGTATGTTGACTATGATAAGGATATTCACTTTTTCTCACCTGAAACCAATTCTGCGCCCTATTCTCTAACCGACAGCATCTCAACAAGCGGAAGGCACAGAGAACTAACGATTGAGGTTGATAAAACGCAGTTAAGGAACAGAATTTTTGTGCAGGGTGGATATTACTATTCTGATTTATTTACGCAGGAAGAAGTTGCTGATGGGATACAAACATCTTTTGTCTGCAAATACGAACCATATTCGCCTATAACCGTATATGTTGATACTGGCGCAGGTTATGTTGAAAAGACGCTCGGAGTGGACAATGTGGATACATCGGGCAAGGATTTTGTAGTCAATCAAAAAGA